TGCGTACTACGAAGCGACGCAAAAGTATTCAAAGCTGTTGGATACGATCATGCAAAATTCACCGGGGTTTAGATAATGGCAAAATTTGATCGTTACGCCCCCTTCGATGGCGGCGCTCCTGCTGCGTCTGAGGCTAAGCCTCTTGATCGATACGCGCCTTTTACACCAACAGCTACAGGCTCATCTTCAGCGCCTGAAGAAGGCTCTGATGTAAACCCAGCAGCAATTGCAGCGGGCGCCGCGGTTGGGTACGGGGCTAATAAGTTTTTTCCGCTTGACCCGATTGATTCGCAAGCTAAAAATCGTGCAGCAAATCTAAAAGACGAGCTGTCTGGTCTGCGTGCGCAAGGTCGCGTTGCATCACAGCAACTAGAAAGTGCTCGTGCGCCTTTTGCAGCTGCTCAAGGCGTGACTGAAGCTGCTCAAATGGAGCTAGCGCGTAATCGTATGCTGATGGAATTTGTTACGCAACGCGCTATGCAGCTAGGCGTTGATCCGCAAGACTTTGTTAAAAGCCCAGAACTGTTTGTAAAAGCAATGGCTCCTCAGGCTGGCTACGGTTCTAAAAACTGGTTTAAGTCCGAGTATGGCAATGTAAATCCAATTATTGAAAACCAACTTGTGGGCAAAGGCGGCGCTAAAGATGCCGTTGCCCAGTACGCAGCAACTGAGCCTAAAGCCCAACGGGTTTTTGGACCTAGCGCTCAGCTACCTAGCGGATTGCTCGTGGAGCCCGGTAGAAGCTCAGAAGGCACTCGCGCGGGCATGATGGTTGGCAATATTGACAAAACTTTGCAAGAAGCCATTATTGCTCGTGAAGCTGCGCAAGCTGCAGAGGCCGCTGCGCAGTCATCTATTGATCCTAAACTAGCGTCAACAGTAGATCGATTAGAGAGACAAGTTGCAGGCTCAAAAGCTGAAATGTTAGCAGCTCAAAAAGCTGTACCAACTGCCGCAGAAAAAATTGCTAGCTATGTGTCTGGCCCTAAAGTCGGCGCAGGCTTAGGCGCTATCTCTGCGTACAAATTGCCTCAAGCATACGAAGAGTTTATGAGGGGCAACTACAGAGACGCAATGCTGCACGGCCTAGAAGGCGTCAGTGGTGCCTTGATGCTGGCACCACATCCACTGGTTAAAGCTGCTGGCGTTGCAGCCATGGCACCATCTCTAGCCTATGAGTATGGGCCGTTGGCTTATGACGCAATTAGAAAGGGCTTTAATTACTTCACCCCTAAGAAATAATTCTCCTCCTCAACCGTTCAGGGTTGTTTGCCCGCCTAACCAGCGGGCTTTTCCTGTGTAATGCGCGCCTGCTCCCACGCCTCTAGCCAGATGTTGTAGGGGTCCTCGAGCAGGTCGCGTGCGTTGGCGTCGTCGAGCAGTTTGAGCCAGTCTTGGTATGCCTGTTCACATTCGTTCAAGGTATTTCTCCAGTTTGGTAAATTTATCAGCGCTTGGCTCGTACTTGCCCAAGAACCACGCGTACACCGCGGTGCGTGACACCTCTAGGTGATCTGCAATATCCACGATGCTCACGTCAAGCTCGATGGCCTTCATGGCCAAGCGTGTGAAGGGCGTGAAGGGCGTGTCGTTGATCTGCCTGATCAGTGATAGCGAGTAGCCTGCCACTACGAGCTCCCCTGCTCGGCAATCATCTTTTGCGCCATCTCGTTGGCCAAGTGCGGGATTAAATCCCAAGGCACCTTGGCGGCCGTTATGAGGGCCTGCATCGCCATGCCGGCGTACAGTTTGAACAGCTCGTCGTCATTCATTCTAAAATCCCATCCCAAAAAATAATCGGTGTGTCTTCGCCAACATAGCTGCCTTCGAGGTTGAAGTTGCAGTACTCATGGGCCTCTTGTGGTGACATGCCTTGTGACATGAGAAGAACGACAATCATCTCACCGCTATAAACAGCCCGGGTAACGCGATTAAACCCGGGGTGCCATACATCAGCGGCACCAACTAAAGCACCATCAAATCCGTCAAATTTTTTCATGGCTCACCTCAATAAGTTTCTGTAGGTAGTGCTGCGCCTTCTTCAGGTCCTCAACGCCGCCCTTGTCCTTCCACCGGCTGACGTACTTCACTATGTTGCCCTCTAGATAGCCCAAGTTGTTGGCGATGATGAAGTCCCACGGCTGTATGGCCTTGGTGGCGTAGTGTGCGCCACCTACTTGTTGCGCGTTGGCGCGTATTGCTGCGCCTATTTGCGCAATACCTTTTAACTCTTGCTCGTTCAGTTCCATGTCGGACCCCTTAACCATGCCGCTGCTTCGTTAGCCTATCGCGGATCTGCGTTGCGAGCTGCTCGAGCGCCACGTCGAGCACCATCGGCACGTCCACACCATCAAGCCCCTTGCGCATCGCGTCAACGAGCTTGGCGCACTCTTCGCGCTCAATTGAAATCGCGGTCTTGGTGGTGTTGATCGCGATCTGCATGATCTCGGCCCGGGCAATTGCAAGGGCGTTATCAAACTCTTCCTGCGTGAACAGCGTAGCGCCAGTGCCGCGGGCAAAGAACTTCTTTTGGAAATCGGTTAATTCTTTCATTTAAATAGCCATTTTAAGTAGATGATAAATACGCACCATGCGCCGTAAAACCACATCATCCATTCTGGTAAGTCAGCGGGGATGTTCATCTTTCTTTCTTTGCTCTGCATACACCCCTGCACGATAGCCGATCTCATAGGCTCGCTGTAGCGTCATGCTGCCTAGATCAATGCTGCCCATGTCCATCACAAAGTTAAAGGCTTTCTGCTGTGCCTCGCGGCGCACGTTATCTTCCGCCCGCCAGTTTTGCTTGCGCTCAATTTCTGCAAATGCTTCATCTTCTTCATTCATTCTTCCACCCCGTCAATCCAATTATCAAGTTTGTCGTGCATCTCTTTGCGGCGAGCTTGTGCAATCGTCATGTCTTGACCGCCAACAATGACTTCTATGGTGTTTGCCATTTCGTCCTTAAACTGCTCACCCTTTTTAAACATAATTTCATCAGGCGTTGTGCCAACTGTAAAAACCATGCCTGTTAAATTAATTGCTGATTCGACTTTCATTTCTCACCCCTTAATGATTTAGCAATCTGACCGCACAGTCGAATGTGTTCAGCGTAGTCGTCGCTTAAAAATACTTGCAACGCCTTGACATCTTTATCTTTGAGTTGTGCGATTGCAATGCAAACGGCTTCAGCCCAAGACTCTACGGTATTCTCTTGCATCAAGGGCGTAATAAAATCTCTATCTTGTTCGTTCATGCGTCATCTCCCATTCGCATAGCAAACATCTGACCTGAGAAGGCGTTCAGGATCGCTACCTTAGCCTCTTCACGCTCGTCTTCAGGGTACTCCTTAACAACGTCATCAAGTATCTTCAGGATGTGCGCTGCGAGCTGTTTTGATGTGATTGGTGTGGTCATTTCAACACCTGTTTGGTTTTTTGCATTGACCGCTCAAGTTGCTTGGTCATAGCTGCTGATACTTTTTTAAAGTCAGACAATTTCTGTTCAAGTTCGGCGATTGAGTACATGCCGTCTTCAATGTAAATCTTTGCACAACCTATTACTTCATATGTGTATTTGGTTTCTTTCATTTCATCACCTTCGCTGATTTCAGCTTGCCTGTTTCACCGTCAAAGGTCAGACCTAAGTTTGCTTCTTCAGGCAGGCACGTAGTCCATTGGCAAATGCCATCCCTAACCGCTCTCACATCAACGTATTTGTACATATCAGGCTTTGGCTCTGGCTTGATGCGGTACTGCCAACTTTTATCCCAAGTCGGGTGTCTTAAATCTTTCCATTCCACATACTCACTTTTACCTTGAATCTGCGCCCCGTCAGCCCAAGCGTGTATAAGGTCTGCGTGTTTGTGTTTCATTCTTTACTCCATTCTGTGTAGTAAAACTCGTAGCGTTTAAACAAGCCAAAGAAATATGTGCCGACCACTCTGCGCTCAAGTCTTCGATGCTCTATGTCCGGCATCCATTGGTCGGCCCGGTTGCGTACACGAATAAATTCATCTTCGTAGACGGTCATTTCACACCCCCACTCATCGCACGATCAACCTCGTCATTTATCTGCTGCTCGGTCACCATGAACAACTGGCTGGTGTACTTGTTCAGCCAGCGGTAGCGTGCCGCATCAGCCGCCAGACCGCGGTGTATCCTAGTCGTTCGATCAAGCGTCGCGCTTAAGAAGTCAATCCTATCTGACTGCGCCTTAATATGAGCGTTGAGCTCGTCGACGTGCGTCTGCATTTCGCGTTGTTCTTTCATTGCAGCCTCATGAACTCAATGACGTTGTTTTTAATGGTGCTTATGACCGAGCCGTTGCCCCACAGCTTGCACCCACGCGACACGGCCGCCGATCGCAACGACTCGGCATCAAACTCACCGGGTTCAAGCAATAACACGTCACTGGGTTGCATTTTGTCAAAGTCTTTGCCGGTTAAAAAGGTGCTGTACGTGCCGTAGGGTACCGTCATCTGACGCCTCTTACGCTCGCGCGGTGCGACCACCTCAAGCGAGCCCTCGTTGATGATTGGCTCATCCGGTATCTGGATGACGTACTCGGCCTTGATGGCCTTTAAAAGCATAATGGCTTTGTTCAATGCGATCTGTGTAATTTGTTCCACGATTTAATCCTTTTTAATGTGTAAGGCGGTTTCTGATAACAACGAGAGACTCTTGTAGTAATCCCACTTGGCGATGGTTTCTGGATCTTTTGAGGGTGGGGTCCAGCCGTATTTTTTCCAAGTGCGTTGCACGTTGGTGGCCGAGGCTGGGGCGTAGGGTAGGTGCTCTGGTTTGAGTTCCATGATCACATCCCGTAAGAAATAACAAAGTACAGAACAACAACCGCGCTGCAAGTAATCAGCGCCTTAACTACAAAAGCAAGATATCGTGTGAGCATGTGTTTCTCCGTGTGAATTGACAATGTAAAGCTTTTTTTTAACTGAGTCAATAAAGTTTATGCAGACCAACGTCTATCAGGATCTTTATTGCCTCGCTCATGTACCACTGATAGTCAATATCAGTGGGTAAAACTTCTGGCAGCTCCATGATAGGAACCGCGTTGTCTGACTTGGGCACCTTGTTGCCGTTCTTCTTGTAGCGGATGAAGTCGCCCTCAGTGCCCCGGTACCAGCGCACCACCTTGCCCAAGTACTTGCCCCTGTAGATGGCACCTGTGCGCACCGCACGCACCGTGGCAAAGAGCGTGATGTCCTCGCAGCCGTAGATGGTCTGCCTGATGGGCACGCCCTCTGCCAAGTACTTCACGGCCGCGATCGAGCATATCTCGTTAGCCGGGCTCTTTGAGAGCGTGGTGGTGGCGTACGCGCCCTTGAGCTTGACGCGGCCGTCAGCCTTAATGGCCACGTAGCTGTTCACGTCACGCGAGTGCAGCGCGCGGTAGGCGGCCTCCTCGGTCACAAAGCCCGTGCACTTCTCCCACTTAACCACAGCCTCCTGCACGGCCACGTAGCGCGTCTTCTTGCCCCGTATCACGATGCCGTCGGTGTTGGCGCTCACCACCTGCGCGCCCGCGCCCTCTACCATCGCGATCAGGTCAAGTAGTGCTAACTGGCCGGTGAGCGTGACCTGCACGAGCAGTCCCGGTGAGTACAGGCAGCTATACCTGCTGCCAAGCTTACCGAAGGTGCCGTTAAGCGCGATCTTGAGCGTGTCCGAGGTCACCTTGTCACCCGCGGCCTTGGCGGCCAGCCTGCGCTCGTAGATGGTCGTGTACACGTCAAGGAAGGCCTCGCCCATCGTCTCTGGGTACAGGCCGCACTGCAGGATGATCGAGGGGTAGTAGGACGCCACGTCACGCTCGATTAAGAACTCGTCCTCGGCCACGATGTGCGTGATCGCGCTCTCGGTGCTGTGCAGGCCGCCGATCCCCATGCGGTAGTTGCCAGCGCGGTAGTTGTCCAGCGCCTCGCACTTGGGTGAGCCCGTGTCGGCAATCACGAAGTCACACGCGCGCACGAAATCAAGCGCTTCGCTCTCTTGGATGAATGGGGGTGCCTTGTACTTAAACACCTTGCCGATCGTCACACGGGGCTTGCCAACGGGCTTGCCGGTCACGTTGTGCACCTCGGCCTTGATCACGGCCTCTGCAATCTGCGCATCCGACTTGCTGCGCAGGTCTTGGCCGTACTGCTCGCCTAACTTCTCGCGCAACGCGATCTGGGGCTGTAGGCGCGCGTAAAGCATGAGCGTGACATCTAGGTCATTCTCGCAGTACTCGCGCAACGCCACGCGCTCCTCAGGCGTGATGCTGGCCGATGGCTCGATGGGTAGGTCCTGCATCTTGGGTGCGCCCATGCGCCCGGCGTAGGTCTTGAGCCCCGTGAGCCCCGGTGCGACCTCGATCAGGTCGATGTGGTCCACGCCCTTAGGCGCGCGCAGTTCGAGCTCCCACGGCCGCGTGTCGTGCACGATGATGTTGTCTGAATAATCTTTGAGCTCGTGGCAGCTCGCGCCCTCGAGCGCTGCGTTTAGTAGCGGCATGTCGTAGCCGTTGCCGTTGAACGTCACCACGCAGACCTTACCCAGCACGCTGCGCAGTGCGTCGCGGTTCAGGTCGTGGCCTTCGTACATCTCGTAGTACATAGTCTTTTGCTGGTCTTTCAGCATGACGAGGAAGTAGTCCCTGTAGACCTCAATATCAAGTGCGACCGTTTTCATCGTGTGTCCTGTGTGTTAGTTGTTGGCATGCTACTCGCTGCACCGTGCAAGCTGTCTTCAGCGTCTATCTAGAATGGCTGCTGGGTGCTACCCTAAGCAACAGCATTCGCTTTCGCGTACCAACACGGCTGGATATTCCCACACGAAAACCAGTTTGCAACCTGTCGTGACTCGTTCAACGAGGAATATCCAGCCGTGTAAGCCCTCGTCTTTCCGAGGTGTCTGTTGATTCATGCGACCAAGGGGTACACACATCAACTGGCATGGTTAATTGGGAAAAACATCATAAACCCCGTGCCGCACACTCATGCCTTACGGCGGCACTATTTGTTGATATCACTACCAACACGGCTGAGGACTGCCTCTTGTACATCATCCTGTGGCTGGCCTTGTCACAGCCCTTTGGACTCAGTCTGATGCTGCTCGTCAGCCAGCAATCCCCATGCGTGTTGGTGCCGGGCTTTGGGTTCAGGTGCCCGGCGACCTGTAACTAGCTTACCAGTCCTCGCCTGATGCCTCGTAGGCACCGAGCTCGTTGACCGCGTCGGTCATGGCCTTGGCTGCGCCACCGAACGGGGTGCCGTCGCCGACCTTCTGCACGACGTTGAGCTCGAGCGTCACGCCACCCTTCTGCGAGGTGCCGTAGGCCTTGGCGTTTAGTGATGCACGCACGTAGCAGCCACCGTAGACCTCGAGCTCGTCCAAGATCTCGGCGCTGTTGGCGTCCACGATGCGTGGGCGCTGCTTGTTGCTTGCCTTGATCACCCAGTTGCCCTTGGCCGCAGGGTCGTCGACCTCGTCGCCGTCGGTGATACCCCAGCGCTCAAAGTTCGCGGGCACCTTGGTTGGGTAGAGCTCCTTGATCGCGGCGTCTTGGGCTGCGCGCAGGTCTTCGATAAACTTCTTCTCGGCCTTGGGCACGAGCAGGCTGATCGAGTACTTCGGGTCACCCTCGCCTTGGAAGGCTGTGGGCTTGAAGATGTGCGGGTAGGACGCACGTGCCTTAGGTGAGTTAACTCGTGAAGAGCGTGTGACTTGGATTTTAGCGGCGGTTGCCATATAGATACCTTTTTAACGTGTTTAAGAACGCAGCAACTCGGCGAGCGCTGCATCGTTTGTGCTGAGTTCCGATCGCTTGTCCTCGATCGTTGTCAGCGTGGGTTTACCGGGCGGCTTGGTAATTAAATCACCAAGCAACTCGGTAAATTTCTTCTTGCCAACGAGGGTCTCGATGGCACCTATTCCAAGCAGCTTTGTAGCATAAATATGTTCGGGCTTGAAGTCGTTTGTTAAAAGCCTGTCAGCAACTTTACCATCGTCTGCCCAAGTACGCACGCTGCGGCCTTCAACCAACTTCAAACCCGGGAGCTTCACGCCCGTCTCGGCACGCTTAAGCGCTTGGTCCTGCAAGTCGTTTGCCCACGCAACGATGCCAGCAAGCTTAGGGTAAATGGCTGCAAGCTCTGCATCGGCCATCAGCTCACCCGCGGGTTGGTCAGACACGGTTGCAATCATCATGTCAGCGCGTGCCCGGCACGAGTGACGCGCCTTGCAGAACCGGCAGTGGTCGCCTGCAACAGCCTCGCCCTCGCCCTTAAACGCGATCTCAGCAATTGGCTTGACTGTCTCGCCCCACGCAAGAAGTGCGTCAACGTTAGTGGTCCACGAGCTGATGTTATGGATGCGTGGCTGCACGATGTGGAGCACGATGTCGGTGAACGGGCCGTACACCAAGTCGTACTCGTTAATCGCACCCAAGCCGTAGAGCATGGCCTGTGAATTATTCTCAACGTCCACGGCCACACCCTTGCCGTGCTTGTAGTCGATCACGTGTATGGTCTGGCGATCGATCAGCACGCAGTCGCTCGTACCAAAGCCTTCTGGCACCCACGGGCTCACGTCAAGCTTAACTTCAACTAGCATGTGCTCGTGCTTGATCCAGCGCACGTAGTCAAGGTAGACCTGCACCGCGTCGCGCATCTCTTGGCTGTAGTCACCAATAATTTCGTCAGCCGACTTACCTGTCACCAGCGCGCGCTCACCGAGCTCGTGCGCCAGACGACCCTCTGCCGCGTACGGGCTCTGCTCGTCAGGGAAGTGCGACTCCAAGCGCACACTCGGTGTGCAATTTAACCACTGGTGGCTCTTGGAGCATCCGAGGTAGGCGTGCTCACTCATGGCGGTTGCTCAGCTTGGCGGCCAGCTCGTCGCGCTGCTCGTCAGTCATTGATTTAATACCCATCGTGCTGTACTGCGAGATCATCGCCTTCACAGCCGGGTTGCCCACAACTGCAGCGGTGGCCACGCACATCGCCTGTAAATCTTCGACGCTGATGTGCTCGGGCTCTTTCTTCTTGCGGGTCTTGGGTGGTGTGACGGGCTTGGGTTCTTCTTGCTCTTCTGCGACTGTCTCAGAAACTTTTGAAACAATTGGTAAATCAAATGGGTCCTCAGCCATTGCCATTATTAGGTCCATTACTTTACGTTGCATTTCGTCCATTGTTTGAGCTTGAATCGTGATCGTAAACATTTGTGTTTCTCCGTGTTGATGAATTTAAATAGTATCACGGATTTTAACTGTGTTAATATTTTTTCTCTTTCGGAGGTTTGTATGTTCAAGTTCAGTAAGTATTATGCCTCGCTGACTGCGCAGCAAAAGCGTGATCTTGCGCTTGGCGTGCACAGCAGCATGAGCTATCTTGGAATGATCGCGCACGGAAAGCGCAAGCCGTCGGAGCGCTTCGCAGCAGCGCTGAGTTTGGTCGCCGGCAAGAAATTCAACTATAAGGTTTGATATGACAGACACGATAACATTGCTTAAAACGATGAACGGTCGCAGGATGACTAAGTTATGGAAACAAGACGGTACGATCGATGGCTACGAGGATGCCAAGCACTTTAAGATGCGCCGCGAGCAGGTCACAAGTTTAGACGAGCTCGGCGCGATGCTCAAGAGGATTGAGGGTAAACCCGACGTGTGCCTGATACGCGGGGCTTACGTGG